CAGTGTCACAATTCAAGTCTACATTGTTTGAGTTACCAACTAGGTTAATAACACCTGTGTATGTAGCACCAGCGATCTGATATGTGATTACGTTAGAATCACCAATCTGATCTATATTTAAAATAGTTGTCACACCAGCAGAAGCTGAAGCAGTCGTTGAGTTACCAACTGTATTGTTTTCTCCGTCTTGTGTTATATCTAAATCAAGAGCATTACCTGATTGAGTAACATATATGTCGTTTGCATATGATAAAGTCGTCATCATAATTAACATAATAACACTAATTATTGTTTTCATTTTTCGTGTATTCCTTTTACTTTTTCTTCTTTATATTTCCAGTAACCTTTTTCTTTACCACTTTTAATTAAATCTAATATAGCGTATTCTATTGCCGTTCGAATGGCGTAGGTCACTGGTTCATTTACAGCAACGCCACTCTCTAATTCTAATGCCTTTGTATTTAAATCTAAAAATGTAAATACATCACCACCTTTTGAATGACTAGCAATCGTTTTAGTCACTTGTGTGGTTAACAAAATCTCTCCTGTTTGTACTGCAACAATTCTCATTGAAACAGTTACTTGATCAACTCTATATTGTTCACTTATTCCTATGCCAAGATATCTAGCACCCTTACCACCTGATTGTATATTACTATCATAACCTACAATACTACCTTCTATAAGAAGACCTGCAAATGTTAAAGGTTTTAAGATGTTACCAACTTCAGCTTCACCATCATATTCTACTCTTGTTGATCTAATTAGTTGTCGTTCTTTGATTAGATTATCTAATCCTTCTCTCTCTAATACTTGAAACCAATCACCATTTGATACTTCTTTTAAAGCGTCAATTACAAATGTGCTACCACCTTGTGTAACGGCAGTTGATAGTTGAGAAAACTTTGTACTTGGTTTTCTCTGACCTGTCAAGTCTGAAAATCTGTAAACAGCAATTGTAATCTTAGGTTGACCATCTAATTTAGGTATTGCTTTTAATTTTTCTTTAGTAGTTGTCGCCTCTATATAAGGTAGTTTGCCTTTATTGATCTCAATATCTTTATTAGCAGCACAACCTGATATAATCAGACCTAATAATATAACTAATATTGTTTTCATGTTTAAAATTTAAAATCACCGATAGGAACTGCCATTGTAGTGACTGTTCCGTCATCTGCTGTGATTGTTAATGTAATGATTTCAGTTGTAGTATCTTTGACCCAAGCGATCTGAGCACCTTCAATCGTTGAGGTACCACTTGTAGGGCAAGTTGTAGCACTACTGTCACAACTTGTACCGAACATATTGTCAACCAATTGTTTAGATAGGTTGGCATATATTCTACTTTCAACGTTGGCAATAAATTTATTTACTGTTTTATTCTTTTCTGCTCTCTCGGCAGCTGCCTTTGCTGATTTTATATCGTCAATAACTCCTTGTTTTCTTTGTACTTCAAGTTGATTTATAGACAAGACGTGACTAGAATATCCATTACCTGAAAAGGCAGGATTCTTAAACTCGTGTGTTATTTCGGATGCTAGTAAACTAAAATCAAGGTTTAATGTAAATGCCACTACTAACATCACCATTTTTGATGATGTTTTCATACTACTATTTATAATTAATCTTGTTTGTTTTTGTTCTTTTCTTGTTCTTGGAGGGTAATAATTGTGTTTAATTTAGTTCTTAACCTGATTATGTCGTTGTCTAGTCTTCTTATTTTATCTATCAAACTAATTAACGCAGTCGAGGCCTCGCCTAATTTTTTTGTAACTTCTTGTGTTATGAATGTATAGATAAACCATATAAACCAACCCATGGCAACTGCTGCCATTGTGGCAAAACCGTATTCATTTAATATATCTAATAGAGGCATTAGTCTTTCCGAGCGTCATCTTTTCCGTCTGCTCTTGCTATTCTTTCTTCATCTGGTTTCACATTTAAGGCATGAGATACTAATATGTCTAGTTTTATCATGTCATTATTCATGGTCTGTATTCTATTTTCTAGTCCCATGATAATGCCATGCAAACCTTTAACAGAACCTACTACGCCGCTTAATATGTATTTTAAAATTATGTATATGAAAGTACCCATAACTGAAGCTGCCATCACAGGTAATCCAAACTTTTGTAGTATTTCTAAAAATATTTCCATGGTTGAGTAGGGGGCGAAACGCCCCCCATATTATATAAAATTATTTTTTATTGTAGATTGAGTATAGTACCCAAACAGCAACTAAACCAACTAAACCTTGAGCAGAAAATCCTGCAATAATTGATTGAACATTGCCTATTACGCTAATGTCAGGCCAGAAAGGTACGTTTTGTCCGCTAAATAAAACTTCTAAAACGATACCTAATGCGATAAGCGAAACACCTACGTCTGCTAATGCACTAGACCATGACTTTATTTTCTCTATAATTTCCATATAAAGTCTCCTTTATTTGATTTGATATCTCAAACTCTTTCATCATGTAGTATGTTTATTTATAATATAACGAGGTAGGACATTACATCCTACCTCTATAAAGAAACAGGTGGAGAGATTTTACTCTTCCTCGGCCAACTTACTAAAGTAAGATAGTGTTTCATCACTATCCTCATCTGTAATCGGTGTTGAAGATGTATTATCAACTGTTTCTGTTTTGACTGGTGCTACATTTGTGACAGGTGGGATCGTCACATCTTCAGCAGTTCCAGTACTTCTTGTACCACTTAAAACTTTATCTAGTTTCGCCTTAAGCTCATCATATGATTTAAAGTTTTCAGGTGCAAGAAATGGTTTAAGGGCATATTGTTTATCCCAAACTTGTTGTATTGCGTCATCATTGTCTTTGATTGCTGTAGGACTATCAAATTCTGACTTATCATAGTTCCAGTAACCATCAACTTTTCTGATTTTTAATTTGAAGTTAGCACCTTCCCAGAAATCAAATGGGTTGATAGGTTTCTCATCTTCAAATTCAGGTTTCATCGCTTCAGTAATCTTATCAAAGATTTTCTTACCGAATTTAAACAACTTAATTTGACCTTCGTTCTCAGGATGTTTAGCGTCATTGACAACTAGAATGTTTGCAACATAAGATAGTTTTCTTTTTCTCTTTCTTGCAATCTCTTTGTCTGCTTCAACGCCAGAATTCCATAGTAAACTATTTGATTCACTAACTGGATCTTTTTTATTAAGTGTTGTTAAACTGTTTTCGATATACCAACCACCAGGTCCTTGAAAGGCATGAGACCATAATCTCGCCCAAGGTAAATCTTCACCTTTGACTGCTGGTAGAAATCTAAAAACTGCATAGCCATTACCTGACTTATCTAATTCTGGTTTCCAGAATCTGTCATCAGCATATGAGTTCTTTTGTTTTTGAGGTTCAGCAACTTTATTAAGTTCGCTGACTAGGGTATCTAGGTTTGACTTTGACCTTTTTAAGGCCGCTATACTTGTATTCATATATATTTCCTTTGTATGTTAATTGTATATTGTTGTATCTGTATGTTTCGTATAGTATTATTTATAAGACTAATTCTTAACAAACCAAGATTTAATCGTTGCAAAGTTTTTAGCAGTTTGCTCTTTCGCTTCTGTCCAACTTTTCTTTTGATACTCAATAATTTTTACTTTTTCATTGCCAATATGATTTGTGATCTTATTAACAATGTTATTCTCGTTAGTATTTCCCACCGTAGTAGTAAAGCATAATACTAAAAATGCTATTATTATATGTTTCATAGTAATATTATAACAGATTTAGGACCTATTGTCAAGCATCCTTTTCTTTTCTTCTATTAGGTCAGATACTTCTTTGGCAAGTGTCTTATTATCATGTTTTAAATGAGAAATTGTTTTATCTTGTTCATCAATAATTTTTTCTAAATCATTTGGCCCTCTATCATCTGCTAAATGATTGATCTCCTTTTGACCCATGATTTGACTAGTTGCTTCTACAATTGATTTTCTTGCCATTATATATCCGTTCTAACTATATGTTTTCTTAATGCTCTTAATAGTCTTTCCATGTTATCTATAATATCAATTAAAGACTTATCTGTAATATAGTGTTGTTGTTCTTTTAATTTATCGTATTCTTTCAATGGTATCTGCACCATAGGACTTGGTGCTGGTACTTCGTTCTCAAAAGATTTATCTACTGAATTGTCATCTGTCATATTTCTCCTTATAATCTTTTGGCTTTCGCTGCCAATCGTTTCGCTTCTGTTATTATTGCCTGTCTTATCTTTCTACCCATAGGTATTTTTACAGATTGACTAATCTGTTTACCTTTTT